GAATTATACCGCTCATTAAATTACCGCGATAGCTCGGAAGTTAGATACGGCAGGTACATTAGCAGCATCATTTCCTTTCATTTCTACTTTAATAGAGAATGTAGTAAATTCATCCAAGATGTGTTCATCAGGGATGTATGTGTATTCCATTACTCCACTAACAGTAGCAGAAGGAACGGCTTCAAGTTTCAACGGTCTCCACTGAACAGAATTAGCTTCGATGAGTTTGTCTTGACCAAATACACCTGGAACAAGAGTCCAATCTGAAGCATTCTTGGTTGGTTCAACTGAAGTTCCAACATTCGCTTTCCACATTAAGTCGTTATGACGAACATAATCGCCAGTTAGATATGCGCCAGCTGCCCAATCAGTGAATGCTCCAGGAAGAATTTCTGTAGTGTAAAAGAAATCATTCGTGATAGTCATTCCACCCAAGAAATTCAATGGATTAGATATTGATTGTAGATTGATTTGAGAACCATCAACCTTCGTTACGACAGCTTTTCCTTTATTTACTGGAGTAGTGATAACACTAACATCGTAGATATTAACTTCTAATCCGACTACATTTTGCTCAAGACCATTAAGTGCGCTTGCAGCATTTGACCAAGTAGGGTCTCCAATACCAGCTGAATAAATTGCAGCGTGCTTAGAGATATATCCAGATGCGTTAAATGATACATCCAAATTGGCGCCTGATGGAACATAGGCGTCAAAGATAACTCGTAAATCATCAGATGGATTTACTAAAGTTACGGGCTTAGTTACATAAGTTCCAAGATTTAGCAATTGTGCGCTTGAACCAGATGTAGCAGTCGCATTTGAATAGTCACCAGAGATTCTTTCAAGATTATTGAAATTCAATCTATTGTGATTAGAAAGGAAAACGATTGTTCCATCATCTGAAACAACGCGACCTGTAGCACCTGATGTGACACCAGTTACTGTTTCTCCAACTTCAAATTTAGTTAGAGTAGAAGCTCCAATCTGAGTAGCGGTTGCACCAGATGTGGCACCAGTTAGCGTATCAGTATTCGCGAAAGTTCCAGTCACTAGTTGCATAACTAATGTTGAACCTGAGTCACCTACTGCAACCCCAGAGCCACCGGATGCCGCGTTTATAGTTTCACCAATCTGGAACGTTCCAGTCAACCCAGTGTAATCAGTGATAGTATCAGGAGAATGAGTGATGTATTTATTATCATTATTGTCTACTGAAATCATCAAAGAACGATTTAATGAAACTATCGGAGAAATATTAGCATTCGCTGTGTTAAGAGTGATTTGAGCAAGCGCTGCATTAGCGCTCGTATCAAATGTCTTTCTTGAATTCAAACTAATATCACTTGTGCCATCGAATGCAGTGAACGAAACATCGCCAGGGAATTTATAACCATAGGCTACAGTAGTTCCTTCCAATTCTAACGCAGAGAAATTAAACGACGCGAGTGTCGCATAATTTGATTTCGTTGGAGTTGTTACTATTGCTCCATTTTGGGTAGCGGAAGCTTGATTTAACCCATTTCCGGTTAATGTATCGGTATCCGCGAAAATACCAACTACCGTAGAAACAATTAAGTTTGTTCCATCATCAGCCATAACTGTTGCTGTGCCACCAGAACTAGAAGTAACGACATCACCACGCTCAAATCCATTTAATGGAGCGGAGTATGGGATAGTCGTAATCTTAGTTGTCATATCATAGACGCCATCGATACCAGTCGAGAATGAGCATTTATTGATGGAAAATTTCAAATCTGAGTTCTGGTCAGGAGTCCATGTGGAAGCATTCTGAGATGTGAACATAACACCCGCAAATGGCTGTTTTGCGATTCCTTTACCATCAGCTAAGTTATTTTCTCCGAGTGTAGCTTTGAATATTGAATAGTTGATGCTATTAGTCATCACAACGATTGCATATTCAGTGTTATCTTGAAGATAGACTGGGTCGCTGAACTTGAAGTTGGTCGCAGCAGAACCATCCAAGGATGTTGTTACTGCAGATGGAGAAACTTCAACTCTTGAGAAAGGAATTATTGATTGTGTTGGAATACCATTCTCAACTTCAACAATATGAGCACTAATTGGAAGAGATGCATCTTTAGTTTCAAAGAATAAATCCATATCTGAAAGATACACGCCTTGCTTCTCTGGTGTTTCTACCAAAATTGTTTGTGCTACTGGGTCATACCAAGCACTTGTTGTTGATGAAGACTTAGCTACACCCTGAGATTGGAAAGCGTCAGTTCTTGTCGTTTTAGACCCGTGTATTGTTGTGATTGTTCCTTGGTAATATTCTGTCACACCACTGGTAGCAAATTCTGCCGTAGCAACAGACATTGATTCGCCCAAATCAGTATCGAATAGTTTAAAAACTTTAGCACCAGTTGTGTATGTACCTGTAGCAACAAAGAATTGACCTACACATTTACCTTCTGAGTCAGTAGTCAGATTTCCAAGAGTTCCATCACCATAAATGCCCCAAGCTTTACATTTATTGGTCACATCTTTACCATCGAATTGAGCAGTTAGATTTATACCAGGTCTCATTCCGTTTGCAGTAAACTTAATTGTGATTTCTCTCATGTAAGGAATAACTTCTCTTGAAACTAGTTCTTCATTCCATAGAGTTGTAATTGTTGGTTCAATTGTTGTTGTTATTCCGGTTCTTGATTGAACTCCGGTCGTTGTAGTGGTTGTGCGACGCTTCCAACCACCCGCGGTTGATGAACTAACACTAGAACCAGTCCATTGAGTACTCCAAGAGCCCCATTCCGTAAATGTCGATGCCTTAATAGGTGTTCCAACTACAACTTGTTGAACAGGTAATTTGATAACGTCAATCCAATGATCAGATTCTGGAAGAAGAGAAATTTCTCCGGTCCAGTTAAATACAGCATAAGGGTTTACGTTAATTGAGGTTGAAGCCATAATCTGTTCGATGAATGGACCAGTTGTGTATTTAACCGTTGCTGTATTTTCATGCAACTGAATATTCTTAATTAACGCTTGAGCATTATCATCAGCTGGGTATAAATCCACAGCATCAATGTTGAATGGGCAGCGAACTGAGCCATCGGCAGAATTGATTGTTGCTCTATATAATTCGTGAACGGTATCTGACGCATCGAATGACTTGAAATCATCCACGAAAATACCATTCTTGAATTTTGAAAGACCATTGACGTCCGTGATATCAAGTTCAGTTGCTCTTTTTTCCAAAGAGTTCAATGAAGTGTAATATTCAAGATTCTTGATTCTGCTCTCTAATCGACCAATATCTCTCATTGTATAACGACGATTATCAGCAGGCTGAATTTCTACTTCAGTGGAATCTTTAGTATACGCTGGAATAGTTATTGTGAACAAAGTCATTGCATCAGCAAGAGAAAGCGGAGCTTCAGGAATTCTCGATGGAATACCAGACTTAATTCCAAACTTACCTTTTGCATTCAAGTAAACTTTATCAACACGAGAAACATAATAATCATATCCACAAGAGAATTTTGATGCAGCAGGAGCAATTACGTCAACTCCACCACCAGTAGCGATATCGCTTAATTTACGACGAAAATCGACGCAGTTAGTTAAGTTGAAAGTTGTTAACCCATCTTCGCTCTTATATGTTGGGATGACATCATATCCATTTACGTCGATATAAGAATCTGCAGTAAAATACATTTCCTTGGCAGGAGAAGTACTCAAATGAGTGTAATAATCATAAGTGATTGTGTATGTTTGATTTGGCTTAACGCCCTGGATACTGCCACGCTGGTAGTAATAATCTCTAGCACCATTATCAAGGATGATATTTGCTGTAATGTCTGTAGCTACACCAGCAGGGTCTTCAATTACAGAAGTGATTGAAATAATATCTTCTTGAGATAATAGCAATGACGTTTGACCTGCAATAGTAGCAATATTTGAATCGACGATAGTAGCTTTGCTCTTAGTCATCGGTTCGGCTGAAGTATTTTGGCGGTCAACCTTGTGAGTAATATCTACTGCGCCAGATACAGGTAAGCCCGTCACTGTAAGAGTTGAAGCTCCTGCATTATTATTTTCAACATAGTTACCAGCATTTAGAACGATAGGTGCACCAGTCACACTATTTACGATTGATACGAGGCCGCCTGCAGCGAATGGAACAAAATCACTATCATTTTCTTGCATAGTCAATACTGCTTGACCGCCAACATCAGTTGGATGATTCTGAACAGTTCTAATTACTCTGAAGTTTGTTGTTGCTGGAGTGATATTCTTAACAGAAACTGAATCATCATCTAGGATGATGATTGGTATTCCAGAATTCTTACCACCAACAGTTGGAAGACCGTTTGCATACGTTTCGATGTTTGCCCAAGCACCAGAGGCAGATTTGATTGATTTTGCAGATACAAAAAGGTCCAATTTATCGGCAGCATCAGCGAAATAAATTCGAAGTTCGCCAACAGTGTTTCTATCGATTGCTGAAATTCGAAGTTCATGAGGAACGCCGTCTTTATCAGCTAATGCAATTCCGCCGCCAGCTACACTTGGATGTAGGTAAACGACGTCTCTATTTGATACGCTGAATGAGCTTGAAATATCATCTGCACCAGCAACTTCTGCAATATCAACATAAGGACCGAAATCCATGTATCGGTTGATGTTTGCTGCAGTGTGAATTGTATCCGGTGTTCTAGCTCTATTCATAGGCATTGTTAATGAAGATTGAAGTTCATATTCAAATCCCATTACATAAGCTTTACCGGCCTCAAGAGATACTTCCATTTTTGTTGCATCAACCAAATCATCTTCGATTCGAATTGGGAATTCTCTAACTGTGTAGTTACCCGCTTGATCATGAGTTCTGCGAGCCATAACATTCATGATGTCAGCGTATTGAGGTTTATCTTGGTCCTGAATGATATTGCCGGCTTCGATAATTATCTGTGAGAAGTATGTCGCTGGAGCAATTGCGATATCGGCAGTTGGGTAAGTTCTAATTACGAGCTCAGAATTTAATCTATCTGCTCCGGGAGCATTGAAGTTGAAAGAACCTTGAGCAGGATCAAATAGAGTGCTATCATTATCGGAAGTGGCGATCTTTTCAACCAATTCATATCCAATGTGATAGTTTCCAGTATTTCCTTGGCCATCTACGATAATCTCTTGTTCTTTTACGATAATGAAATTGCCACCGGAATAAATTATTCCTGGTTCGGAATGAGCAAATGTAGCGAATCCTAAAGTTCCTTCCTGAATAACGGCATCGAACGGAGTAGGGTCATCAGTTGTGATTGTTTCTGGAGCTCCGATACTATCATCGAATGTTCCACCTTTATATTCAAGGTAAAGCGTATTGTTGATAGCATCTATTGAGGTTACTGTTGCTTGTGCTCCAGATGTTCCACCAGTAATAACTTTGTCTAAGAAGTTGGAAACGTCGACAATATTGCCAGCAGAATCAAGGGCAGAAATATTCATGAAGACTTTTTCAGAATTCACCTTAATATTTGCACCAAGGATAGGGCTATTATTTTTGAATATATGATTGGCAAATTTTGAAACTTGATTCTGGAGAATTGATTGTGCTTGTGTTAATTCTCTAGCTTGAACAGCCTTAGAGGGATTAAACAATACTCTCAGAAAGTTTGCATCTGCATTAAAATCATCGAAATACGGATTGATATTTAAGTCCATTTAGTTATTCCCTTCTCAAAATTCTACGACTAACTTGATTTCTTCGAACTGTAGTAAGTTACGAGTGATTGGAGGTCTATTTTCAAGATAGACTGTATCTCCAGAGCCAATCAAAAGCTCGGCGCCAGGAGTTGTATTTGTTACGTTTGTTGCGGAAACAACGGTTCCTGGAGCTGCTGTTCCTTGAATTGGATTACTAATAAGACCTAATTTTCTGTACGTTACATTAACTGGCAAATCGGTGTCCAAAAGACGAGCTCTTGCGATAACATATTTAGCATTCAAATTTTCATATACATTTTCAGCCAAATTCCATTCAACAGGCAACCAAGCTGTAGTCATGATATTTGTTAAATTGTAGTTGCTAAGAGTGTACATGTATTCAAATGTGTAACCTTCAGCATCTGTAGTACTGCCATTCGTATGTGAAGGCTCAATCGTTGAAGTGACTGCGCCTGGAGCAGCAACAACTCTGTATACGTTATTTAATGTAGTTTTAAAATAAGTGTTGACTGACCAAGGATTTTCTAATGTTGCATCGATTGCAAAATATTCAGTGCCTGATGCCCAATCAATTCTAGGAATAGCTAAGGTGAAATCGCCGGTTGCTACTCTATGGATACCAATCAATTCACTCCAAAAAGATGTAGTTTCGCCAAATGTATCAACTGGAACAGGCGGATTAGCTTCATTTGCCCAAGCAGTAGTACCTGAAATACCTAAATACAGGTAATCGGTCGTTGTTGGATTGCCATTGTATCTATCAACGAAATTTCTCGCGTTTAGAACTCTGAATGGCTGTTTAATGATTGTTGGCATATTTTCTCACCTGTAAGTTTAAATGAATTATTTAGTTTTATTTATATGGGTTTAGCCAATAACGATATCGGCTTGTTGCCCGTACGGAAATCCTACTCCAGCTTTAAGGTCGAAGGTGTTGATCGGAAGATAATCGAATGCTCCGGCTAAATATAAAGATGCATAAGGTTGAAGTTCTCTCATTCTTTCTATGAATGAATACGTAGACCAAGAAGCAGACCCGCCAGTTTGAATATTATATTCAAATGATTGCTCATTATAAATCGTGTCAACTAAAACTTCAGCAGAGGAAACAATTCCATGCTCAACAGTATTATTCAGATACGATGCACTCATCGCTTCCATTGATGATAAAATACCATCTAAGAAATCCACCACGCCAAAGAAAATAGTTCCGGCTGGATGAACATTTTTTCTGATTGTTCTCCAATAGAAGTTGGATGACATCGCTACGCGAACTTGATAAGAATGCTCTTGGTAGTAGAAGTTATCTTGAAGATATTTGTTTGATGATAAGAATCCATCAGTACCAATCCATCTACCAGGTAACTCTTCAATAGAGAGAAATCCGTCTGTTATGGATGTTGCGATTAGAGCTTGGGCTCCGCCTTCATCTTCACGAATACGAATGTTTTCGCCTTCAATAAATGCTCCGACTGAGCCAGTTATTTCTGCTGCCCAGACTTGGGTTGGATTCACTGTGGTGTTTATTTCTTCCGGAGAATCTGTTTGAATAAATCCATTGATGAATCCAACATCACCACTCTGCAACGCGACTACAGATTGTGATAAAAAATTAGCCTTTAGCCAAGCATAATCTGGAAATGTATCATCCGGCTTCTTGATAACAATATGAGTCGGCTTGAACCACTTACCATCAGAACATCTTAAAATATCAACTTTAGGATAGTAGAATTCGATTGGCTCATCATAAATGGTTCTGAACAAGAAGCCAAAAGAATCTTCATTACCCTTCTGAGAATAATACTCACGGATGTTCTTAATGACTAATGTCAGGTCAGCTCTATTTTGCTTTGGAAAGTCTGCTGCAAAAGTTGTTCTATATTCTTCGAAGAACGTGCCAATCGAGTTATCAATATTTCTGTCATATAGCAGCTTATTGATGATTTCAAATGGATTATTTTCTTGTTCAAGAAATTCAAAATATCCACGGAAAAAATCGACGAAGGCTGGATGGTCGTCCACAATAAATTGAGGAACCATTCTTTCTACAAAGATTGATAGTTTTTTGTTATTGTTAATTGCCATTCAAATTATACCAATAGAGTTGATGTTATAGATGGAGTTCCTTCTACAATAAGAACGTTTCTTTTTGCGATAATATCCTGAGAAACTGGAGTAACTTCCAACTCTATTGATGCTCCTATTAACGAATTTGCTTTCCAAGATAAAAGTTTAACAAGGCCGGTAGCGTAATCAATTTTATGTTTATTCTGTTCTGATGGAACAATTACTCCAGCATCGTATAAATTGACGTTTCCATTTCCATCATCCTGGAAATAATATGTTGTTATGTCAGATACAAAATCTTTTGAACGGAATGTTCCAGGAACAAGTGCATTCGCAAAATCAAATTCATAAGTGAAGAAATTCAAGGTATTTGGAACAAACTTCTTCGATAGAGTAGTCTTAGTTTCGTTGCTTACAATAGACTTATCTGCCCCATCAATTGCTGCAAGAAGTTTAGAATAGCTCATCGTTGAATCGAAGTTTGTTTTAACATCGACCGCAAAGAAGTTTGTTATATCTAGACCGACGATTGCTTCCAACTGAACTTGTGTTTTATCAGTCAATTGTGAATTGTACTTAAATTTTGAATCTACATTCACGTAAATATAGTTAGGGTCGATAATGCTTGGAGTGATTCCGACTATTCTGAATTTATCAAGATATGTTAGCACTTCATCTTTAACTGGTTGTGTTAGAGTGTTTCCATAATCGGGTTTGATTGATAGAATAACCTTACCGAACTGCTGAGGAACATTATCTTCGCCACCCCATACGTTCATGCTTTCAATCCAACCGAAGTGATCGAGTAGAATTGCTCTATAATCGTCAGCAGTTACTGCTCTGCCTTGAGCTTTGTAAATTTTAGGCGCGATATTCTTGATGCTTTGGATTGATTCTTCTAATGAGCCACCGAAAGCTTTCGCTACGGTCGTTAGATTGAATAATCCTAAGGCATATGAACCAATTCCACTAGTTAGAGCAAAGCCATCTGATGAATTCGCATCAGGACCAGCCGTGCTCAAATATTCTACGATGACTTGGTTTCCATCTGCAATAGATGCGCCAAGAACTCCATCTCCAAAATAGACTTCGACTTTACCATCGGAGGTTTCTTCCAAAAAGAACACATTTGATGTTGGCTTAATTGTTGTAATATTTGTGTTGTGGGTGAATTTAGTTGCAGTAGAATCATTCGCAAGAGAGCTCGCCTTAACAGAAACTGAGATGAAATCAGTGTCAATTCCTTTCTGTTCAATTATGAACGGCAGAGGATTATTGATATCGAAATCAAATCTGAATGTTTCGAATACGCCTTGGGAAATATCAATGTCCACATTATAATTTCCGGCCCCAGTATCGACTAATGAATAATCTATAGGAGTAACGAAGGGGTAAGAATCACCAAGAGTATTTGATGCAACAAATTCTTTCCCTTTTGGGATTATGATTGATGCAGGAGAACCAGCTGGATTCATAATCTGGATATTGACTGTAGCTTTAGCTGCCTGACGCTGTCTTGGAAAATATCCAATTTCCTTCGCGATTGACACTACTGAAGAACGAATCTGAGCTGAATCTAAAAATCTTTCGGAGAATGCCATGTTAGCGTGCACGCCCATATAATGCGTGGTATATGCTAGAACGTCTAAGATTACATTCATTGAAGAGCCATCGAAATCATAATCACTGAATCGAGACTGAGATTTAAGATGAGTCTTTAAATTTGTTTTGATTTTATCGAAATCAAGTTCACTTATGTTATTTGCCATTATCGTACCCTATTTAGAACAAATGAAATTTGTATTGGATTATCTAGACCCAATATGCTGAATTCGATTGTGACATCGTAAGAATTCAAATCTTCATTGTATTTTACTTTTACCAAATCCACACTAGCTCTTGGCTCATGGATTTCAATGACGTCCTTAATTGTAGATTCTAAGGCGTCTTCTATGATTGGAGATACTGGCTCAAAAAGAAAGCTCGTCACGTTTGAGCCTGCAGTTGGGTCAAATGGTCTCTCGAAGAAATTCGTTAGAACCAAAGTTTTCACTGCCTGTTTGACTGAATTCTCATCAAAAACTTGAGAGATGTCGCCAGTAATCGGATGTGGGAGAAAGTTGATATTCAAGTCTTTGTATATTTTCTGCTGCATATACTATTTATCCACCAACAAAAACGTTTGTCGACCCTTCTGTAATAGTTGAACCACAGGCTATTGGGTCGCCGATTCGTGACATCTGTTTTCCATTTACATACACCGTACTCGACCCTGCTGCAAGAGTACTATCATGACACTCTGGTTGAGGATTACAGTGAGTTGCCCAATGGTCTCCCTGTCTGTGTGACCCTATAGAATTAACGAACACGTCTGTGCTCGCTTCATCATTTGGTCTTGGTGGCCAAGATGCATGACCACTTCCCATATCTCCTAATCTACTTGCGCCTGGCATTATGGATTAAGGTCTATTCGAGGAGCTACAAATTTCATATTTCCTCCAGATTGGACTGTATACGTCCCGCTAACATTTCTATTAACATGACCGGCAACAGTTTCAGTAACATTGCCAGATACTTTTTGAACTACGTTGCCTTTAACGAATAAATTAGAAGAACCATTAATAGTGATATTACACACGCCCTTAATGTGCACATTTTTGTTTCCAATAACAATTTCAAAATCATCTTTTACTACCTTCGTTACCCTTGTTCCATTTGGGTGAATTTCTTCAAACGACCCAGACTTGTGATAACGATGTAGACGTTCTGCATCTTTTGTATCATCTATCTCATGGATATGGCCACTCTCACTTTCATGAACGTGGTTGAATGGATAGGTCGCTGCGTAAGGAGTCTCGGGTTCTGTCCAAGTTAATCCATCTGCAGTTGGGATATTCTTATCTATAGAATCTTTCTTTTTCTTTACGATCGTTTGGTCGATTTTTTCATTTCTTGCCAATCGATTCGTATCAGGTTCTTTTA